AAGTTACTTGAGTTGTAGAGTTAATCCAAATATCTCCATTATCTGTAGAAGTAAGTACAGGAGCTATAGTAGAGTAATAAACTGTAGCTTTACCATCTGCTGTTGATTGTGCTGTTGCAGCATTAGCTAAAGCAGCTACAACATCTACATCTGTAATTCTTATCCATGAGTAGATAATTCCCATATCAGGTGTATCGTTAATATCTTCATATGCAAATCTATATCCATATCCACTGTTTTTATCATAAAAGATATCCCCTAGATGCTGATTCTTTAGCTCAGTAGTAGTCCATGTGTTTGCAGGTATAGTATCAATTGTTGGTACTCCTGTTTGGAACCAGGTTGTTATACTGCCATCTATTTGAGCTTGTAATGCAGGAATACTAGTAGTATTTATTAAAGCTACGCTATTATCAAGTGTAACTAATTTATTTGTATGTTCTATTGAAACACTATTTAAAGTACTAATAGATACAGCTTGTCCACCTACTTGTGCATTAAGTGAAGATACATTAGATGCTATTGCTGTCTGCTCTGTAGCATATGTAGAGACTTGAGAAGTAAACCATGCAGTAGCTGCTCCTCCAGCTAAATAAGCTTGTACAGCTGTTGTAGCTATAGCAGAAGCTTCTGTAGCAGTAGTCTTAGTAGTTTGAAGTTCAGCTATTACAGCTATATTATTATCAGTTTTAGAAGCAAGTGTAGAATATAAATTATACATAGAAGTATCTGCTGAGGCTAAATCAGCAAATAGCATATTATATCCTGGTTCTAAACTAACTAGCATATCTACAGCAGAACGTAATGCCATTATATGAGGGTCAGTATTATTAATATTATTAATGAGATTTCTATACCAATCAGGAATAGTAGATTCACTATATCTTTTTATATATATATCATCAGATACTAAAGTGTATTTCTGTATTTCAGCTTCAGCTATAATAGGAGAAAGTACTTCTATGTTTTCCATATTAGCCTTCTATTACAAATACATTTTCAATTGCTGCTACGAAAGGTCCTTGAGCTAGAGTATTGCCATTGATAATTAACCTATGATTAGCTCTAGGCATATAACCATCTTCAGCAGCACTTCTCTTAGTAGTTAGAGTAGCAGATACTAGACTAGTTATAGTTCCTTTAATTTCACCATTAAGAGCATCAGCTATAGTCATAACTATATCCTCTGCTACTTTTACATTGGTACGTTTATTAATAAGAGTATAAGAGAATGTATCTGATACATCTAGAATCAAAGATAGTAATGAGTTATTCTCTTTAACTATAATATAGAAATCTAGAGGATTACCTTTAGTGATTGTAAATTGTGTTACAGTTGCCATATCTTCTCCTTAAAATATAATAATACCTTCTGAGGAAGGTACTATATATCTTATCTGATATCATCATAAGAGATGTTAAACTTTCTGGTTCTTACAGGAACTTTATTCCCTGTTCTTCTACCATTAACAATTTCATCTTTATGTAATGTAATTTCTGTAGACTTAGCAACATCAATTAGACATTGTTCTAGTTCTACAGGGACGTCTAGAGGTACTAGCTTAGATACACCAAAGAATTGGTTTTCCATACTAAGGTAACAAGTAGTAGCATATTCGCTATCTCTTTTATCGTTAGAAGAAATAGTAACTATCTTTGTAGCCATTGCTGCTGCTTTAGCTTCACCTACTAGACGTCTCATTTTAATTTCATCAGACTCTCCTATAGGAGATGCTAATTCATTCATTGGAGGATTTGTATCTTCTAGTGTAATTATTTCTACTACTACATCATCGACAGATTTGACAGAGTCTTCAGCTGATAGACTATTATAATGTTCTTCGATTTTGATAGTTAGTTTATCTACACCAATTTTAGGGTTAAATGTTATTCCTAGAGCTGTAGCTTCTGCTTTAAGTTCTTCTAGTGTTTTTGTTTCTTCCATGGTTATAAGTCCTGTTAGGTTATTTATGTTTGATTAGATTCCCCGAAGGGAACCATAGTGTTATGCTGAAGCAGCAACCAAGATTTTAAGAAGTCTTTCTTCCTGTAGGATGATACCTGCGTACCACATATTGTAAGAGAAGAATCCGTTAGTACCATAAGGGTTAGTTAACTCAATCTTTTCTGGAGATTGTGCATTAAACTTAATCTTATTGTAACCTTTAAGACCAACAGTTGCAAAAGCACCTTTAGTTGGGAATAGGATAGGGAATACATCAAACTTACCAGCACTATTAGATAGTGTACCAACATAAGAAACAGGGATAGTAGCACCTTGTCCAGCGTATACAACAGCAGACTCAGATTCAATAAATCTAACATCATGCATTGCACCAACTTCACCTTCTGCCAAGTTAGCTACACCAGCATACTTATAAGCAGGAACATATGCAAACTCTTCAGTAGAACCAGTACCTCTAGTTTGAGACTCTAGGTCAAATTTAACTTCAGGTCCAACGATAGCATAGAAAGCTTTGTTGATAGTTCTAGTATCAATTTTAGTGTTACCAGTTACAATAGAAGTATTCTTCTCTGCTCTGTTACGTACAAGCTTTCTAGCAGCTTTTCTGATTAGGTCATAGTTTACTTTAAACAATCCATCAGTGGCACCGTCAGCAGCGACAGCAGCACCTACAGTAGCAACAGAAGTTGCAGTTCCAGAATACATTACGTTAGTAGTACCAAGCATATCAAGTTGAATCAAATCTTCACTTCTACGGTTAGCTAGTCTACCTAGTTCTTCACGGTATCTTACTTGAATAGAGTCTTCTGAGAACATTGTAACTTCATCAGTATAATCAATCATTTCACCATATCTAGCGAATGCTGTATCCATAGTTACTTTTTTGATTGAACGCTTGTTAGTTGCACCTGCACCTTCAGTTAGAGAAGCACCTGTACCATCTGTAGCTGTTAGACCAGCAGTAACATCTGCAATATCTCTTGCTGACAAGTAACCCTTAAGAGCGAAGTCTCCAGCAGTTTGTTCTCTATCATAGATATGTAGAAACTTAGAAATTTTAAATGTCTTACCCATATTAAGAGGCATAGATTTTCTGTCTGCCCATTGAGCATACACGTTCATTTCGTTAGCTGCTTTTACACCAGCTTTGTCGTAGTAGTGAACAATAGTGTTCGCTCCAGCAGTTGCAGTAGTTGTACCGTTACCATATATATTTGCCATAATTAATCACCTTATTAAGATTTTGACATTAAGTCTTTATACCAGTCATCAAACGATTCATCATCATCTGTTAAATAGTCAATAACGTCTCTCTTGTTAGAACTAGTTCTAGAAGGAGCCGCAGCTTTGCGTTTTGGAGCCATGTCTTGTATATTAGCTTCTCTTGTTTGTCTTGACTCTTGTTGAGCTAGTACTTGAGTATTCTCTTGGTTCGAGAAGTATTCTTTACCAGCAGCTACATAGTAATCAAGGTCAGACATATCAGCTGTACCAATACCCATAGCTTTCATTTTGAATGCGATAGGAGCAACTTTATCATAGATACCATTCTTGACATCTTGATGAAGACCCATAATCATATCAGGGTTTTTAGCAATTATACTTCGTGAGGCAGAGTCCCACTGAGAATCAATTACTTGTTCCGTTATTCGGTATTCAGGGTCAGCAGATATCTGTGTAACGATTTCTTCAATACGTTGTACACCTTCTGGCTTACCGTATTCTACAGGCTTATATGGTGTATCACTTAGTTCTACATCGAGAGCTTCTACGCCTGTTCGTTTAAGTACTTCTGCAATAGCATCTTTATTACCTTTTAGAACGTCTATCATTAAGTTAACATCATCTTCACCTAGGTTCTGCTCTTTCAAAGCTGAAATAGTTTTTCTCCATGGTGCGATTTCTTGTAGTTTCTTTGTATAGTCTAATGCTTTAGGAGCTAATTTCTGTAACTCTTCAGCAGTAAAATCAAAGTCCATACCGTTAGCTTTAACTTTATAGGTTCCTGGTTTTACTTCTTCTATTTCAGTATCTGAGTTATCTTCTTTTGAAGGTTCGTCTTCTGGTATAGCATCTGTAATATCATCATCTTCTGTGGAGTCAGGTGATTCTGGTTGTTCCAAAGATTTATCAGGTGTAAATATTTCATCGTCTTCAATAACCTCATCAGGTTGCTCTGGTGTTATGTCAGAGTCTGCTTCAGGTCTTAAAGTATTAAAGTCTATTTCTGTATCATCATTCCAGATAGCAGCTTGCTCAGGGTCAATAGCGAAGTCTTTATCTTCTACTTCCATCTATTACCCTTTAACCGTTTGATTGAGGACCAACTGCTGCCTCATAATCATCTCGTGCTCCACCACCTAGCATATGAATCATTTTTAAATAGTATTGTAAATTACTTACAGCTACTAGTTCTTCCATAAGGTCTGGTCTTTCTCCTGTCTTCTTAACAGTAGGGTCAGCTAATCTACTAGCAGCTCCAAGAGTTTTATTGATAATATATCCATCTAAGATTACTTTCTTAAAGTCAGGATTTTTTTCCAATCTTTCTAGTGCATCTAATAGGTCTACTAGACCATCCGTCTCTACCATTTCGAGTTCTACGTTTTCAGTTGGTTCCATATAAGGTTCTCCAGTTATTGAGTTATAGACATTTTTTAGACATACCTTGCTGGTCTTGTAACCTATAATAAATATTTTCTTAATGTAATCTTAGCTGAACTTTAATTAAAAAGTCAATTTAGTATAGATATTTATTCTTCCAGTTAGCTACAATAGTCTGAGGATTATCAGAACGTAGGTCACTTGGTAGGTTATTATTCATGTTTTTAATATCAGAAGCAGAGGGTTTATCTTTTAAAATTCTAATTCCTCCTGTATTACCATTTTGATGTATTGCATATTTAGATGCATCATTAACTGGTAATCCATTTTGAGTTAAAACTCTACTATAGTCTGCATCAGCAGCTCTCATAATAGCTTCTTGGTTCTGAGGTGTCTGCCATTGATTAGGGTCAATACCTATCTTCTCTGCATACATCTTAGCAGTACTAGGCATAAACTGGTATTTACCATAAGCAGAAGAACCAGCAGCATTAGTAGTATTATAATTATTATCTCTACCTTCTTTAGATTGTAAGAAGCTAAAGTCTCCTGGTATTTGTTTACTTACCTGATTACCTATAGCAGCTAAACCTTGTTGTACTGCTGGTTGTTGTCCTAGAGACATCATCTGTTGTAAAGCAGGAGGAAGCATAGGTTGTCCTATAGTCTTCATTGGCTCCATATATTTAGCTAAGCTATTCATTTATTCTCCTTTAGTCTTATAATTAGTACCAGCTAGACTCTTTGCTTCATGCTGCTTATTCATACCTTTAAGAGACTCTAGGTCTAGCTTAGATAATCTATCATGCTCTGCTTTATCCATATCTCTTTGGAATGTTTTACCTGACTGTTTATCTAAGAAGTCTAGGTCAGTCATATCCGCTTTAGAATGAGTATCTCTAGCCTTAGCTTTATCAAGTTCTGCTCTAGCAGCCTTAACTTCTATATCAACTGCATTCTCATTAGCTCTAGATTGTCTCTCATCTATTTCAGCTTTTAACTTATCCATTTCTAACATCTTCATTTGTTCTACGTATGGGTCTGGTTGTGGTTGATATTCTTCTATTTGCTTAGCTACATCTGGCATTCTATGTAGTCTCATTAGTTGACTCATTAATATCTTTCTAATACCTGGGTCTTCATTAGGACCTACTGTCTGTAATAGAAATGCTAACTCTTGAGCTTTAGAAGCATTATCTTCACTAGTAGAAACTTGTATATCTATATCTATAAGACCTTGTAAGTCATCTTTCTTAACTGCAATAAACTCATCATTAGTTATTCTAAACACTTGTTCATCATCTAGGAACTCTGTATTATATGCCATCCACTTACGTAGGAGAGGTTTGACGAGGTTTTCAGACACATTACGAACTATGTCTAGCCTTCTACTAGCAGTAGCGTCTAAGGCACCTCTAGCACCTGTAGCTGTACCTCCTAGTGAAGCACCATTAAGACCTTGACTAAATGACTTAACTCCTGTATTACTTTCAGCTTCATTAGTCATAAGAGTAAACATATCAAATGCTGAACCAGGTATCTGATTATAGGAACCTTCCCAAAACTCTCCTATCGAAGTATTAAACTCAAAGTTATCTCCGTTAAGATACTTAGCTCTATTGGTTCTATCAAGAGCTCCTTTCTTAACACCTTTTTGACCATTAGTACTTTGAGCCATATTATCTATAACACCTCTAAGTATTGCAGTCTTTACTTTCTGTGTATCAGATAATATTTCAGCAGGAGCTTCACCTTGTAATTGAAAAGGTACAGAGGCAAAAGGTACTACTATAAATGGAATCTTTTCATCAGGATATGGATTTTCTTCTAATCTAATGATTACATCATTAACCCATACACATACAATAGGTTCTACTATACCATCATCATTTAAATCATAGTAACCCCAATACTCATGAACTATAATCTTTTTTCTAGGGTCATCTTTAAATGAGAAGTAAGTAGGGTCTTCTGGTATATAACCATCAGGACTATGTACAGCTTCTGACATAGAGAAAGATACCTTATCTAGGTTCTTGTATCTACCGTCTGCTTTAAGCGTACTTAGGCTTGATTCATATCTATGTATAACAAATTGGCAATCATCCATATTATCCATACAGGTAGGGTCTATATAGATATCTTCATTACGACATACTTTAGCTGTAGGTTGATTTTTAATAATAGTAGTTACTACTTCTTTAGTTGAACCAACAGGTATTAGTTCTCCTGTAACTGGGTGTGTAACATTGATAGGTTTATCTACTTCATCTTGTCTATCTTCATATTCCCAACCAGTTTGTATAACACAAGTACCTTCTCTAGTTAGAACCTTTAAAGCTTTAGTCATAAATTGATATCTATTAAACTGTCTACAGAACTGTGTATTAAGAACTAACTCTGCTTGTTCGGCTGAAGGTCTATCTTCAAATGTTATAGGACTACATTTAATTATATCAGATTGTGATACGAATGGGTCTTTAATAGAAGGATGTTGCCATTCATCTTGTTTTCTAATATCTCTAGAAATGATAGCAGACTTACCTGCTTTCTCATTTCCATAAGGTTTACCATCATATTCATTCTGCCATACATTTCGTTTAGCATCTAAATCTCTTTTCTTAATTTCAGAAGACTTAAGGTCTCCTTTGAGTGCTTCTAGTAATTGTGATTTTGATATGCTCATTTTCATATATATGTCCTGTATTTAATTATGTAAGTATATCATTAATATCCCAACATTGTAGGGTTGACTATGTTAACACCTACTCTACCATTGTTTTTATGATAAGTAGTACATTGCATTTCTCTATTACTTCTATAACCTTGTCCAGCATGCCAAGCATCTTTAGGAGCTAGAGTTCTATAGGTAATTACACTACAACCAGAGAACTCTTTCTGACTCATATGATGTACATGTCCTGTTCTCCAAACTCTATTATGAGTACTAGCCCACATTGCAGGAACATCTGTAGCCATAAGTAAAGGTAAGCTATCTGCTTTAGTTGTATGACCATGAGTATCTGCTAATAGATTTGAACCAAACTGATAATAATGATGTATAGCAGGACTGTCTAATACTTCTACTCTTGGTTCACTATTGTATCTAAGCTTAATAGCCATGTTCATCATTTGAGCACTATGGTCATTATGATTACCTATTACAGACCTATATATAACTTTTGTATGTTTATGTAAGGCTAAGTCTATTAGATGACATATACACTCTACCCCAGCATATAATACTTGTCCCCATCTACCGTCTACATCTAGTTTATGTCCATGACCTGATGTTTGATTAGATTGATTATCTGCATGGAAGAAGTCTCCTACATCTAGTATATAAGCTATCTCTGCTGGTGGTGCACAACATACTAAGTGGTTCATAGCTTTCTTAAGTATATCAGTACTACTAGCTAGATTCCATTCATCTCCTGCTTCTCTAGCCCAAGTATATAAACCAGTATGATTATCTCCTATAGTGTAGTCACATAATAAATCTACAGCTGCTTTATCTGGTACAGGTATTAGAGTTGCTTTAGGAATAGTTGTAGCGAAGTCACTCCAAGCTTCCATCATAGCATTGAATTGATTAGTCTTATCTCTATTAGCTATGACCCATTGTTTACTTACTGTACCATCACCATTTACAAAGGTACTTATTCTATCTATTGAGAATCCTGGTTCTGCTTTTCTAAGGATACCTTCAGTAGCTCCTAATCTAGCTGCTTCTTTACGTACTCTTCTTAATGTTTTATATACATGGGTATTGTCCTTATACCCAAGCTCTTTAGCTGCTTCATTCGCATCACCTTCACAGGCGATAATTTTATTGATGATGATTTGTTGTCTAGGGCTCGCATAGTCTACTAAGGTTTCTAATTCATTAAGCATATCCATGTAACATCCTTGTTTTTGTTTTAACTCAATAATAGAGTCCTTAGACTCTACTATGAATCTAAACTTTAACAGTTCTATTAACTAGTCCTTGTAGAGCCCAGGATAATCTAGGATGTAACTTAACTAGGTTACGATAATACTTTTCTTCTAACTTATCATACATCTTATCAAAATGTATATCATCTACCTTTTTAAAGGTCTCTAGAGTATCATGACCCAAGACACCATCAGGATAAGCACCAGATATAATTTGAGCCATTTTAACAGTCTGTTTTTTATTCCCTGTATTAAAATAGAATATAAACATTTCTTCTGCTATCTTTTGACTATGTACTATATCTAGTCCCACAGTATCCCAGAATGTTTTCTTATAGAACTCTTTTACTCTATCAAGTATATTATTATTAAAAGACATTTCATAACTAGCTGTTCTTAAGTCTCCTGTGCGGAATACAGCTGCTTTAACTATGTCCCATAGGTCTAGGCTAGGGTGAGCTGTTTGATAGATGCCATAGAAGGTATAACCAGTCTCCTTAGCATTCTTATGCAATATGTTATATCTATTACTAAACTCAATACCTTTTATCTTTTCAAACGCTTTATCAAAATCAGCCATTACTTATCTTCCTTAGGTTTAGTTGCATACTTAATATTTAGTTCTGTAATAATGTCATCTTTATATTTGTTAGCTTTTTCTAGCTCTTTAATATATTGAGACTGCTCTTCTATTCTTTCTGTCATCATTTTAAATGTGTCATCTGATACTATAATACTCATGGTAATGTCCTTATGATTTAGTTTATTTGATTGCTTCGTAATCTATAATGAGAGGAGTGAAAGTACGTTTAGTTATTTTGTACTCAGGTATTCTAGGAAAGGTTCTATCTACATATATTACTTCTGGTTCACCACATCCACTAATGAATAATAATACGGTGCTTACCAAGACTAGTGTTAATTTCTTCATAATGTACCTCCTTAATTTCTATAGGTTTAATAGTTTCATACTTTTCTGTAAAAGCATTAGCTTGTTCTAAATACTTTACTTGTAATGTTTCAGTCTTAGCATTCTTTAATTCTAGTTTTAACTTATCAGTTTTTATTTCTTCTAAGTTATACATGAATCCTAATCCAGCTATTATGATTAACAATACAGCTATAGTTCCTATATATAGTTGATTAAACACATCGTTCTCCTCTTATAAATGTATCTTTACATGGTTGAAGCATAGCTCTTAGTACTAATCCAAATGACACTAGATTAACTAAGTACATAGCTATATCTTCTGAGCATATTGTAATATAGTAGAATGGTATAAGTGAGGTTAATACGAAGAGTGCTGTTGAGTAACTTTTTTTCCATGCACCTGTTACAAGAGTTACAAAAGTAATAGCTAATTGAATAGCATATGGGAGTTCTAGAAAATTATGCATTGGAAGACCAAACCTTTCTGATTTTAATTCCTATTACTTTAATAGAGCCAACTAACCAATTAAAGATAGGTACTGTATACCAAGATAGTCCAAATGATATTATGAGCCATATACTCTTTTCCATTTTAATAGCATCAGATACTTCTAGATATTTTGCTAATAAATTATTACCTAGTCCACTTAGTATAAGATACCAGAAAGGTATTGCTAAGAATCCTAAAGTAATACCTTTAATTATTTCTCCAAGTGCAGAGTATAAGTTGTGTTCTGTATTATCGTTTGTTAATTCATGAAATACACCAAGAGCAGATACTATAGCTCCAACTGCTGCAAGATTAGTGTACATAGGGTCATTAAATATAATGAGTTCTGCCATCATACCTCCAGTAGCAACCATTGCACCACCTTTTATAATTGCTAAATCCGCGGGTGTCATAGGCTATCCTCACTAAGAAAAATTTAAGTATTATAATTATAGTGGAAAGTTACTGTAATTAGCAATTGATTTGTATAATTTAGAAGGCGAATATTTACATCCATCACCTAAGTGTTGATATTGTGGTAATTGAGCCAAGAGATTAGTTATTGCTTCTGAACAGAATATTCTATTAGATTGTTGTATACAGAACGGTGTAGCAGAAAATAAAGCACCAAGATAATCATATTCGTATTCATGGTATGTATGAGCTAAGTTATAGATAAGAAGTTCTTGCTCAGGAGTAATAGTTATATGAAGTATTTCCCAATAATCAGGATGGTATTTAATATCAGCAAATCTTGCTTTCTTCTCTCTAGGAGATATTGAGAAAGATTTACCATTATTAAATATTAACTCTACATGACTATGTTTACCAAGGGTTAAAACAGCAATAGCTTTATCAAGTGCAGTACCCTTAGATTGAAAAGCTTTATAGAATGCTAATCTCATATTAAAACTGTCTTATTGCTTCAATAATTGCATAGGAGAACATTACAGCAAATCCACCGCATATAGTGAAGAACATATCCCAATAGTCAAAGAATGTTCTTCGTATCCATAAATCAACGATAAGCTCTTTACCTATTGCTACTGTAATTAGTGCAAGGATAGCTATTCCTTTTGTAGCAAAAACTAATCCTAAAATCACAACAATCATACCTGCTATAAAGTGGCACCCTTTGTCTTTTAGTGGGATCTTATTACATATTTGTCCTAGTGTCATATTACGCTCCTTGTATAAAAAATGAATT